GCACCCAAGCAGTACCGTCTCGATTTATTAGATATACGAAACCGTTGGTCTCATCTAACTTAACCTGCGCACCAGACTTAGTTGTCAATTGAACATATTCAGATCCAGTCTCATCATCCATAATAAAGGAAGAACCACCTTTTCTTCTAATATTAGCAGGAGATGCAGCAGAGTCGATAACAGGGCCCGGTGTTAGAATTCCAAAAACCGTACTAGGAGATTCGCGGCGGGCACTTGAGGTAGTAATACCTCTTCCCTGATCGGTAATTAATCCCTGGTTTCCCAGTCCCTTAAACTTTGTTTTTTCATAGGGTTTGGTTGCCTTATCTGGCTGTGTTATCTTTGTGTCCCATTTATTATATTCTGCTACAGGAATAATCTTTCCCTGATATTGATAATTATTCTCATCGGCCGCCATACCGGGAACCATATTATTCATAAACTGATTATATAGACATCCGATCCAAAATCCCCGGGCAGCATCACCATTAGCAAACATCACCAACACCTGATTGTTTATATCGGGGGGAATCATCCACATGCCATACGATGTTTGAGTTCCATCGAAATCCTGAATATTAGATTTACTGGTTGTATTAACATTTGTTGCTCCGGCAAACGGAGAACAATAGCTTACAACCATCCAACCAGATTCCTCGTTTGGCGCTGCGCCAAGTTCTGGAATCCATACACGAAGTCTTCCATTTCTCTGAACATCTGTCACATCTTTAACAAAACCGACATATACACCACTAAGTAAAGGTGCTCTACCCAACGGTTGTTGACTACCACCAGATATGGGGGAATTTGTTCTTGTATTTGTATCAATGTATGGCATTTTTATCCAAAAGTGGGTGGTAGGCCGGGGAATGAATTTGGAATTTCAGTGGGAATATTCGAACTAACTTTAGTACCAATGCCGCTTAATGGATTAACTACCCTATTTGTACTAAATTGGCTTTCGACGCCCGGTATATCTATCTTTCCGAGTATTCGTTGGCCTGTCGAGATATCGGACAGTCTACTTTTACTAATTAATTCTTTTGGATTTGTTGGAACATCTGGCTTTACAGCAGCAGGTTCAAGTTCATCCATAAATTGTGATATATTAATATTGTAATCCATTAGGCATACTAATTCTTGATGAAATTTACCCATTTCAAATTTACTTTTTATATTTGTTACTTTAAATATACCACTAAGCATTTCAACTTCCTGGAAGGCACTTGTGTCGTCCCCGGCCTCGTTATTAATGTCGAACACACGCGGTGTCCTAAACCTAAGCATAAGAAAATTATCTGTTCCTCTTAGATTGACAGCATTTTTCATTTTTGTATGAGCATTCTTAATAAAATTAATAGCTTTAGCTGTATCTTCTTCTAATGTAAAGAATAATCTTTCATCACCTTCTGCCATTGGTTGAGGGAATAACCAGAACGGGTCGCCCTTTATGCTTAGAGTAATATGCGCAAAAGAAACATCTAATGAGCTATGCATTGCTTGAGAAAATGCATTTGATAATTTCTGAATTCCGGAATTGCTACTTGATTCAACCCCTGTACCGGTCTGACGAGATTGCATATTATCGCGTCGAGCCATAGGTCGTAGTTTACCTTTAATTTCTAAATAGGTCTTTGCTTCTTCAATTAGTACATTCTGACGGCTTGTGTTTATATCAGAGAGAAAATTGAATTGTTGGTTGGTAATTTTATTTACTACCGGTGTTGCAAGAATTCGTGCTCGTAATTTTGCTTCTGTCAATCTTCCATCAGTGTCTTGCCCAAGCCCTTGTCGTTCTTTTACAAAGTTTAATCTATTTTCTGGTTTAGCATTCTCAAGAATTGCAATATATCTCTCTTTAACATTGGGTGGTAAATCAGCAGTAGCAATCTCCTGGCGAGCGGAACTAACTCTTATTCCTTCATCGGCATCAACTTCTCCCTTTGATGCTGTATTTAGAAAAGAAATTGTTGATTTTAATTGTTCAGCAAGGCGCGCTGCGTTATCTGACTTGGTCTGATTTACCATACCCTTATCTACCTCGGCTGCATTATCATAGATGCCGCCCATTCTGGCGCGCGATGATGCCATTGCACTATTAATTTTTATATCGAAGTTTATAATTTGGTCATTTAATCCAGTGAAGATATAATTATATTTTTTCTTAAGAATATTATTTTCAATATAGGTATTAAGCCGTTTACGCTCTGCATTAATTGTAGAACTTCCTGCAGAATCCTGCGATGTATTGATATCAAGCACACCAATATCATATTGTATGATAAAATAGGTAAATTCATGTGCATAGGCATTTTGATATGGATCGTATTTTAATAATCTAGTTTCTGTAATAATTCTCCAGAATTTCTTCATCTGGTTTGTTTCAGCATTCATAGATTTACCATCGCCCCCCGGAGTGGAGGAATTCCTCATAACTTTCTGCGCGTCCTCAGACTGCGATAAAATACTGTCAATAATCTTATCAATCCCTGTTCCTTGTGGAAATGTGCCGTTCTTCTTTCCATCAATATTTACAGTGCTATCGTTTCTAACCGAGTCGGTATTATGGGTAGATGGTGTTATTTCATACCTTGCAAGATCCGGATCGACGACAATTTTATAAGAATCGGGTATGCTTGCAACACTAATCAATCTATAGATCTGATCACCATTTAATGCATCTTGTAATTTTTTCATTGCATCTTCAAAATTAGAGAGATCACGTAGTACGGTTGTATTTGGTAACGAGGCATACGCATTGCTTAATGCTAAGTCATTGGTAATCTGTGCAGTAACTTCGTATTTTGTTCCTGCAGTAGTTACATTGGCCTTAATATCAGTTAAGACTAATGACCATACCCATTTTAGACTAGATAGTTCGCCCGGTGATCCATTTTCTGCCTCAGATGTTTCCGGAGAACGAGCCTTGAATTGCAATTGCATATAATAAGGTACTACTGACCAATTACCTATACCTAATGCCAGTGATTGAAGATATATCTTATCAAGGAGCACGGCTCCAGCAGGTTCGATTATTTCAAATCTTATATTTGTTGACAGGCCAGTGCCACCATCGGCACTTGGTGATGTTTGTGAGTCGATAACAACATTATCTATAGTGAAATCAGTAACTGCTGATTCTGCAATAATTATCTGATTTGCTGTATTGAAGATTTTTCCGCTACTCGATGCTTCGGGGGTAACCATAAAAAATTTCCAATGGTAAGTGACAGCATCATATTGATCTAGAATATTAGGTAGAAAATCTACATTAAGTCGAGGAATATCGGTCTGAGTGGGTGTAGATGAAACAACAGTCATGTGATTATTGCCTTCGTTTCCATAATTATTATATGATCTTTCAAATTCAACATTATTAATAATGCGTGGTGCTACAGCAACATCCTCAAGTCGTGGCTGTGGTTTTTTAGAAATAGCACTTGCGCCCGGATTACCTTGTGTGGGAATACCGGATTGATTTATAGCATGTATTTTGACCTCTGGGGCCATAAATGATTTATCAGCCATAATTATTGTTTTAGAATATTAACAGGAACAAAAATTTCTAATCCTGCAACAAAATCATTGATTGGATCGATGATGAGATCTGGATTTCTCACGCAGAATACCCACCATAAACGAGGTGTGCCATATTCCTGATTACTTAGTAAATCTGGACGTTGATTGAATTCGGGCGGTATGATTATAATCTTGTCAAAATCACTCTTGGGCACGGTCCTAGGAACCCATAGATCGAGATACCAATCCTTAATCGGCGTCAACAGATATTGACTAGAATCTTTTGAGTTTGCTGCCATTAAATGTATCCATTATTGACTAATTTACCCGACCTAAATTCGTCGAGATTAAATTGATTTCGTAATTGAATTGGAATGTATTGAGTTTCTAATTCCATATTAACCGTTAAATGTGTTGGAACCCATGTATAACCATTAGAATTGGTTGGGGGTCTTATTACAGTTGATCTGCGACCACCATATCCGCGTGGACCTGCATCTTGTTCTAAGGTGCTACTACTTCCCGATGTATTAACTGCCACATAATCAATGTTGGCCGGTAGCGTATAATCAAAGCTTTTCACAACAACCGGCACATTATTAAATTGATATTCACCTAAGTAATTAAAAACTAATACCGGTGGCGGAGTACCGGCTTTATTGTAAGGATTAACACCAAAATAAGATTTCGTTACGGACCGGAAGAAGTGGATAACCGCTAATAAATACAATGCTTCATCGTTCGACTGTGCTGTAAATTCAGCTGTGATGCCTATTGGTTTTGGGTAAGATCTAACATATGCATTGTAATTATAGTTTGAATGGATGAAGGGTGTTTGATCATATTCAGTTACTGAACCGGTTGTAATTGCCGGAGTATATGGAAAAAGGACACCGCCTGTTTGATAAAGAGGAAACAAAAGATTTGATGAATCTCTCGGACCCAGGATTGACTCAGCGACGCCACCACGATTTGTTATTAAATTTTTCGGTTGCAGACGTGCTCGTTGATCTTGTTGTGCCATTAGAAGTCCTCCTATCTTCTTATTTATCATGGTCATAAACTGGTACTTTTATACTGATACTGTTGACGAAATGCTTTAAGTGTGTTACACTTTACGAAACCCTAAAGGAGAAGACATTAATGTCCCCAGACCTAAACGAAGAAATGCTAATAGAAGACGACGAGGGTAATGTAGCACCTGAAATTGTTGTCATAGCACCCGTTAAAAAGATTAACTACCTAAACAATAAAGACATGCTCAAGGAGATTCACCGTAGTAAAAATTCCTTTTGCGAATACATTGATCCAAGGTACAGCGACTATGATGTAATT